CTGCTCCGCGGCATTGGCAAACGACCAGTACGGAGGGACACCACGCGAGGCGCTGTTGGGCACGTAGGTCGCGGTGCCTTCAAAGACCTGATCCTGAGCAAACCATCGAAAGGCGTCGTGATCGGTACGTGCACCTACCGTATCGAGACTGGCGAACGCAGAAGCACCGTCCCCCACGCGAAGGATACCGGTGTCTCGTTCATAGCCGGGTTCACCGTCGGCAAGAATGGGCGCAGCCGCGGCCCACTGCGCGGCGGTCCCGCGCCGGAACGCTATGAGTTCACTCCGCGGCATGACTCAGGGGCTTCCACCATCGACACCGCTGTCGCCGACGATCATGGTCGAGCCCTTGTGTCGCGTCGTCGCCGAGCCATCGGGCATCAGCGTCTCGCCGCCGGTTCCGTACCCGCCGAACGCCGCGTTGGGAACGCTGTCGAGCGACCCGCCCGGGTTGGGGTCCGACTGGTCCATCGAGGGGAAGTCGAACGTGGACGGTTCACTGAACGGCTGCTCAGGTTCCTGGTTGCCGTACCGCTTACTGGTCATCGCGAGCCCTTCTTCTTGGAGTCTGCTGCTGCCGACATCGCCGCCTGTTCCATCACACGCTGCGCGACCAGCGCGTAGTTGGGCCACTGGACGGCCTTCAAGAGTTCGTAGATGTCGATCGCGCCGAGATTGAACAAGTCCTTCGCCTCGGCCGCGCGTGCTTGCTTCGAGGTGGGTAGCTGCGAGCCCGCGTCCGCGATGAGCGAGAACCGCAACGGAATCCGATCGCCGGGCTCGTCGGCGTTGGGACCGTTGTGCGGCACGTAGAAGTGACGTGCGTTGAGCGCGAGGTGAGTACGCTGCCCATCCGGCCCGATGATCGACATGAGTCGCTCTTCGGTGTAGAACTCAGCGACGTTCGCGGCCATCCTCGCGGCAACCTCACGGAGCCCTCGTTCGAGTTCACGCAGGCTAGCACGCACGCGCACGAACGCGGCATCCTGCACGGAGTCGAGCACACCCTGCGCGTTGCGACCGGTGGGAGCGAAGCCACGAACCATCGCGCTCAGACCGCTGATTGTTTCGATCTTGGACTCGTAGTATTGAACGAGTTGCACGGACATCTGCGGGTGTGGCTGTGGAGGTGACAGCCATCCCACCTGTCCGGGTGTGCCCTCGATGCGCTGCCCCGGTCGGTTGGTGAACCGCTTGTTCCGAGCCGCGAGGCGCATGTCCTCGACAAGCACCGGATTGCCCATCAAGTAGATGTTGCGATTGATCGCGCCGAGAACCCAGTTGATGAGTCGCTGAATCGGCGTGAGTAGCTCGACCATGCACGGGCCGTACATCTCACCCGTGTCGAACAGGACCACGCGGGAGTATGGATGCGTACCATACGCGTTGACCATCCCGGCTGGTTCGTCCATGAGGACCGCGTTGCCACAGACGACGATACAGCGCCAATCGTCCGCGACCTTGGTCACCTTCGGATCATCGGTGGTTTCGAGGATATACCCGCGCACCCACGCTTCGAGGACCGTGACGATAGGAGAGTCGGTCGGGCGCGGCGGCTTGCCCGCGCTGCCGTCCTTCGCGTACGAGGGTGTGACCGCGGGGGCCAGCGCACCCATCGCCACGCGGGGCTGACGCGGGTTCACCGAGTCGTCCAGCTTGTGCGGCGCCTCGTCTGTCTCTTCCACGTAGTATGACGAGGCGATCTTCCCCGCGGCGCCCGGCCACGCACGGTCCGCGTCGGCAACCGTCATCTGCTTGGCCTCGATGACGTGTGTCCAGTCCGCGGGAGAGTTCGCGTGTGGATCAGGGTAGATCGTGAACGGGTCTGCGCGCCGGAACGCGCTGTCACCTAGGCCCTCAGCGAGCCACGGTTCCCACGTTGTCTTGAACCAGCCGATCCCGTACGTGTACACGTCCCACAGCGCCTTGTTGATCTCGCCGTCGAGCGCGTAGTTCATGAACACGGAGTTCATCACGACGTTCATGTCGCGAGCGAGCTTCTCGTACCAGTCGAAGTACGGCGAGAAAGGCTCACTCGTGGGCGTCACCTCGATCATCGGCCGCTGGTCCGTCATCCACGCGGTGGCGCTCGCGACAGTGGGCCAGATGGAACTGATGGCCGGTTCCTCTTCCCACGGTGACGCGCCGGGTCGGTACATGCGGTTGTTGAGGACGCGGTAGTTCCGCTTCCACTGCACCATGACATTGCGCCGCGCCTCGCGTGCGCGCATGAAGAGTTCGCGCACCAGGATCGCGACGGATTCGCCTGACGGTCGATCGGTGGGGGGTCGCTCGATCGAGCCCGCACCAGCCTTCGGGGGCTGCGGCCCGTACGCGACCGTCTCTAGCGCAGTGAGCGAGGACATCGCCAGGCAGCATACGTGACGGCGCCGGCGCGCGTGTGATACGGCCCTAGACGCGAACCACCCCCTCTGAGCGCTAGGCTGCTCAGAGGGGGTGTCGAGACGTTCGCGTCCTGCGGGGCTGGGGAGCCGCGCGGACAGCAGAGCGGGAGACACACCTACGCCTGCAACAGCCACCCTAGCAGGTTGCGGCCGAACGTCAACCCCGAACTCCGTCCTCACACGCGCAGTGCCACGCGTCACGCTGCGCGTTGTTACATGGTTACATGGTTACACGCTGTCGATCGTGGGTAGAAGGGGCTCGCCTCGTCTGCTCCGTTCCACGTTCGACTCATAGATGCCCTCACCCGTGGCGCCCACCGCGGCGGCATCACCGTACTCGACAGGAGCGTACCTGTGCGGAATGCCAGTCCGTTCCTCCGCGGCCTCACCCGCGACACGTAGCTCACGAGTGAACTGGTTCATATCGCTGACAGGCTTGCCGAGCGTGTGGTTGAAGTGCTCGTGCATCATGGGCTGCACATTCACACTGAACACGCGATGCAACGGACCCTCATCCCCGCACGCGTGACAGGCCACTTGAAGTCTGTCACCGCGATACGCGGACGTAACCCTGGCATGACAGCGCGGGCACTTGTACTCATAGATCATCGCCAGTTCTCTCCATCTCGTGGTGGCCCCCATGCTTCCCACGGGGCCTCGACGGGTTCCTCGAAGTCTGTCGGGTCAGGCACCGCCTTGTCGCGCGGCATGTTATCGCGCAAGTTGCCATGACCCGAGGTGAGCGCCTGCTTCACCGGCCCATCACGAGGCACACGTGTCTCTAGTGCCTCTTCATACGCGGTCGGTGGGGGCTCGATGTTATGTACGGTGACCGCGATGGCGAGCGCCATCACACCGTCATCGTACTCGCTGCCATCGTTGTTCTCGTAGCTGCCACCATCCTGTGTCGTCACGTAGTCGCGCATCTCCAAGAGAGTCACCTGATCGTGAATCACCAGACCATAGGCCTGCTCTCCGATGTAGACCAGCGGGTCCATGATGGCTTTCTTGAGGTGTGACACCGCGAGGTGCTTGGTCTGTCCGTTGGTCGACCATCCCGCGAGGTTGTCCCCTGTTGGCTTGCCCTGCATCTGTACGATGTTCGTCGTACGATAGACATTGGGGTAGTTGTCCCCAACGATGCAGCCAACTGTCGCGTAGCCCGGCCCCTCTTTCTCCGGTGCAAGTTCCGCGGTGTTGAAGTAGGAACCAACTAGCTGCGCGTCTTTGCCGAAGTTGATTGGATCGATCTTACGCCTGTACACCGCGACCTGTTCGAGCGTACGCCGGTTGATGACCTGGATGCACGCGTAGTCCCCCGCGGTGGTATGCGTCGGATCACACCCGGCCATGTACACACCCCAATCGCGATCGACTGAGGGCTCGGCATAGATAGTGAACCAGCCAAGCGGGTCCTCGATGAACTTGACATGACTCTTCTCGCGAACGAGTCGGCCTTTCTTACCTCGCCTTGGCTGGTAGTGCGCGAGCAGATTCTCCAACGGGAACACGTTGAGCCCTGTCGAGATGAACGCCTCGTGTGGCGTGGAGGGGTACTCCTGGTGGAACTTGTCGATGTCACCTTGGCAGCGGTTGCGAATCGCCCAT